CCCGCGTGGTAATGCCCGAGCCGCGATTTCTCGCCTACAAGTGCCTCCGGCGCCGGAGGATCGGACCAGAACACGAGCACATGATCCATCTTGCGATGAGAGCTCCGCACGCGGGAATCCTCCGAGCTAAGCCATTCATATACAGGAAGATTCAGGTTCTTGGCCCGCGCTTCGCTGATGGATGTAGCAGCGCTTGCAACCTCAGTCCGCGCGAGCATTGCGATCCGCGAGCGCGTGATCTCCGGGAACCGCTGGCGTATATCCTTTGCTATTACTTCCGCGCGTTCGCCCCGCATCTGGCGCGTGGCAATCTGCGAAGCTACATCCTGCGCCAGATCCTGCGGGATCGACCGAATCAGCTTGGCATGATGCGCAACCAGCCCGCGCATGACCAGTCCCACAGGCCCTTGCATCTCCGTGCGCAGCAGGTCAAAGATGCGTTTGCCCTGGCTCGACTTGCGTGCAGCCTCGCGCCAGCTATTCGCATTCTGGACAGCCGTCTGCGTGACCATCGCCCGGGCCAGCCGGTCTGATGCCTGCATGACCTGCTCGCCGCCGCCGTTGCCCAAAAAGGCGAAAATCTCGTCCAGATTCACGCCTTTGTGCAGCTTCAGCCAGCGCTCCATAAGCCGATTGAGCGCGCGGCGGTACTCTTCCTCGATGCGCCGAGGACGGTGGAACGGAGGCATCTTCTCGCCTTACTGCGGTGTCGTGAACGATACCGCAACCGATTGCGTCAACTGTGCCGGCGGGGGCGGAGTCACGCCAACCAGGATGGTGAACGGCTGGGACCAGTTCGATACCACGCCATCCGTGTCTGTGATGGTGCAGGTCATGGTTCCCGTCACAGCGCCGGCTGTAGAGGCCGCGACACCGGTTACAGTCGCCGTCAGGCCATCGGCATTGAGAACCACGGTTGCCGAGGGATCGGAGAACGCATACGCAACGTTCGAGGGCACGCCGCCCGAGGCTGTAACGCCATCGGCCAGAAACTCTACAACTGATGCCTGCGAAGTCTGCCCGACATTGAGGGTAAGAGCATTGAGTGACATACCGAAATCTCCTGTGAAGCGAACCGCAACTGAGCGGGTAAGTTGTTTAGGTGCGAGACGCTGGTCAATCCGCTCCACCACTTTCAGGATACGTTCCAGCAAAGCGTGAGTGCGATGATCGAATTCCACGAAACCATCCTACTAGAACTGCTCACCGTCAGAATAGTTAAATCCCCGCATTTTGTTCCATGCGCGGTAAAACCATGAATCCTTGGCGCCTTTGACTTTCTGGGATTGCACGCCTGTCTTGCCTTCGGTAAACTCTTCCGTGCCAGCGCGCGCTTCCTCAGCCTCAATCTGGAGCGGAACCTGCACATCGTCATCCGCCTCCTCGATCATCTCATCGGTAATGTTCGTGCCAAGTTCCGTAACCTTAGATGCCGTCTGCAACTCACGCAGTGCAGTCTGGCGCCCGATAATCCCAGCGTTGAAGAGGCCGGTAATGCCATCCGATTGCGTTTTGCCGAGCTCAGCTTTCTCCTTCGCTGTCATGCTTCGGATCGGACAGAAGTTGTAATCGAGATCATCGGGAACCTGGCCCCAGGTGCTCATGCAAATGATCGGAATCAGTTTGTCCATGAGCGGCCGATCCTTCTGGTTGCGTTCCTGATCCGCGTTATCGTAGTACGCCTGCAAATCGCCTTCATTGCTTGAATTCAGGCCCGTTTGCGTCTCGCCAAACAGCCGCGAGACTGGGTAACCGCTTGCCCCACAGAGGCACATAATCTGCATTCGCATGACTTCGGAAAGCCCCGAGAATGAACAGGTATGCGTGAAAAGCTCCTCATTCTCGCCAAGTACAAGAAGCCCATTGGTGGTGATCGTTTCCGAGACCGCGGCAACACGCTGGAGGTAATCGTTCAACTGCTGCTGCGTGAGGCCTACGCCAGAGAGCATCTGCGCCAGCATGGGGTTCTGCATGGCAAAGACATTGGCGCGCGAGATCAGGTCAGCAACCGCGGCCATCCCGTAATCGTAGCGATTCAGCTCATCCAGGATGCACTCGATCTCGCTCATGCCCCAATAGGTTTCGATCTGCTTCTCGAACAACGGCAAGTCACGGCCCACAAACCGTAGGCAGCGGCTGTGATGCACGCGCAGATTCTGGCCGGCTTCGGTGTAAACATCGTAATACACAGGCAGGCCATATTCGGATGGATTATCGAGATCCCTGATGAGCTCGGAACTGGGGCTCATTCCGGACCAGCGATCGACCACGATCATGCCGCGGTAGCTGTCCAGGTCCACATCCTCGAGCGCCAGCGGTGCGGCGAGATCGTTGTGCCCCTTGAGGATGATGATTCCGAGCGCGCCGCCGAACAGCCGGCCCCATTTGCGGCCTTCGATGTACTTCTGGAGCGTTGCGGTATCTGCAATCACCTTGTCAAAGGCTGCAATTTCCTCGGGCGTAACCTGGCTGGTAAGTGTGGGAAATGCTTTCAGTTGATCTTGGGGTTTCGTATCCACAACTGAGCGGATGATCCAGGAGCCGCGATACATGAAAACGAGTTTCTGATAGTCGAGCGAGATGCGGAATGGAACATGCCGCCCGCCATTGGCCAGCGAAGTCGTGCCCCAACCCACGTTCGCAGCGGGATTCGAGTACATATCCTTGGCGCCGGATTGTTGCGGTGGGGCGGGAAGTCTAAGCTTTGCGGCTGCGCGTGCTTTGGCTATTGCGAGATCGGCCATGCGGCTATCTTACAACAGCCGGAATATCGGGATACATATGCGGATACGTTCAGCCGAGACGCCATTTGGGAAGGACTTTGCTTATCACCATGCGAACCACGTCAGGGGCATGGTCATTTTCCTTGATCGGTTCCTCTTCCCCACGCTTCGCCGCTTTCTCAGACCAGGAATAGACTTCGAGCTCCTTGAGCGTTTTCGGATTGTTCTGCTTGTGGATCCGGTACATGCCGGCCTTAAGCGCTACTGAGACGCGCCTGATGCCCTCCAGTACCTCATTCTCGCCGTTCATCACCTGATAGCCGCGCTTGACGAGCTCGAGCTTGAAACTGGCCGCGCTGGGATCGGCAATGACCACGAGCCCGCGGCGTTCGCGCCCCACGAAAGCATCGAAATCGTCGGCATATTCAGAATCAGTCTTCTGCCGGCGCTTCTCTTGCGAGTCCCAGTAATATTCGCGCTCCTGCCAGAGCGTCTTCCCATCATCGAAGATCTCCAGGAACACGCACGGATTGATGGTTCCATAGTCCACGCCGATGTAACGGGCGGCAAAGCTGGTCAGTAGGGCTTGCGGCCGGTCGGCATCCGTGTAATAGCAGGCGTTCCCAAGCACATCGCGATAGATTGCTGCCTCTGCCACTACCCATTTGCCGAGAATGTATCGTTCATAAAACACGCCTGTGTAGAGCTGCTTCTGACTTTCGATGTATTCGGCGCTTAGATTTGGGTTGTCCTCCATCGTGTAATGGCCATACGACAGCATCCCAAGATTGCGCAGCTTTTCGTTGTCGATGAACTCTGTTTTGAGCCAGTGCAACGGATTGGCAGGATTCAAGGTGCCATAGAATCGGGAACCTTCAGGAGACATGCGCGTGAGCAGCATTTGAAAGAACTCTTGCGGCATGAGTTCGATTTGGTCGCCAATGACAACACCAACAGTGAGCCCGCGGATGTATTTCTCGCTTCCCTCATCCTTGGCGCCCATGACGAGCCATGATGAATCGCACAGCCGTAGCAGCCCGGATTGATGGTTGTAGGTGTAATTTGACGGGCCGACCAGGTTGAAGAGGTCATTAAGGACATTATTGAAAATGGTCTGCTTCGATACGCCGGTGATGACCCGCCAGCCATTCACGGGGTAGCGACAGGCATAGAGAGTCTTCGGATGTAGCGCCCAGGTCTTGCCGCTGCGCACCGCGCCATCGAGCAGATTGATGCGGGCATCCAGTTCGATCGGGCGATAGGCGAATTCTTTGAGGCGCGGACCGAAATTAAGTCGCGGCATCGGGCGCGACCGGTTTGGGAGGAGTTTCGTATTCCCGGCGAAATTCGGCAAGCAGTTCAGCGAGCGGATCGCCTGAGACTTTCAGTTCTGTCTTGTCGCGCCATTCTTCCGGCTTGCGATTCTTCAGCCAGAAGATCATGGAAGTTGGATCGGGCGGAATCACTTCACGGTAAGGAGCGTAGAGCGGATTCCCATCCTTATCGAATGAAACCTTTACCGCTTGATGTTCATATCCACTAGCTCGCTGAAATAGCGAACGCTCCACGCGCTCATCGGCTACCTGTTTTGCGGTCTTTATGGCTCGCAGGAATTCGGGGAATTTAGCACGCCAGTTATAGAGCGTCGAAACGCTAACCTCAAATTCATCAGCTAGTTCTATGTCAGTAGCGCCATTCGCACACATTTCCGCTGCGCGTTCTACATATTCAGGCTTGTATTCGGTTGGGCGTCCAGCAGGCATAAATGAATTCTACGCTGCGCGCAATCGCCGGACAAACCACTTGAGCGCACGCACGTAATCGGGATCACGTTGTGTTAGCGGATCTCTCAGCAGTTCGTCAATCTCGTCCGCAATCAGAAACTGCATTTCACTCATCACGCCGCCTTCGCCCACTTGCCGGGGCTGATCTCTGTGAATGTGGGAATCAGTTGCGGGAAAACCTCGACAATCCGCAGTTGCGCGATGCGCACGGTTGTGATGACGGCTACGGGCTGGGTGCGCGGTTTGGGCATTGTGAGCACGAGACCATGATACCGCAGGTTGTCAAGTTACGGGGAAGCGAAGAGAGCGGAGACACGAAGACCTGAGCCGGTCTTGCGTGTTCTGCGCGTTACGGGTTGAGCTTCGTTTCGCGGTTTCCACGAGTGAGGTTCTGACTCAAGTTCAAGCAAATGCTTGGCTTAACGACACGAGTCAAGGCTTCCAACGTTGCTTTGTACCTCTGCGCTTGGGTCTTGGAGGATTCGCCGGTTTTCTCTCCGGTTACGTCAAGCAACGCCCCGCTGTACTAGCCGATCACAGCCCCTGAGCTGCCGATCCCGTTTGGGCGGGATATTGAGAACATACGCTTTCCCGACAAACTGTCAATCCGCTAAATATAGTGGTTCCAGTATGCTCACACCACAACATATAGACATTCTTGTGTATTTGCTAACTGATGGCCACAACATCTTGTGGTTTAGAGGTATCTCTGCGCACCGCGCA